TTTTGTATCTCTTCTCTCAGGTTTACTTTACCTCCAGACTTGGGTACACCAGCTAGCATACCACCACCTGTAGGTGTTCCACCAGATCCAGTAGCTGTATATAGGAGATCGCTTACTGACATATCTCCCATAGCTTTCCTACCAGCTGCTTTATCATTACCCTTAATCCCATTCTCAGTATTAAATCTGGTCTGTTCAGCTTCATCCATAAGATCATATGCAGCTGTGCCCATCTCCTTAGCCTTCAAGATGTTCTCACCATTCACTGAGATATCTTTACCATCTTTCTTTGGAAGAGTTAAGTTGCCTGTCTGAACATATGCTTCTACATATTCTTTAGGGATTCCACTCTCTACTAGGGCAGATCTCTGCTTCTCTCTCATAGCTATTTGAGCTTCAGGTTTAGAAGAATTATACTTCTCAGCCTCCATAGCAGCAGCATCTTGTGCAATCTTCAGCCTTGCAGAATCGTTAGAAGCAGCAGCACCCCTAGCACTTGCATTAGCTGCAGCCTCTTGCTCTTGGATACTAAGGCGTTTAAGGTCCAACCCATAAGCTCTATCAGCTGTCTCCCTATTAGCGCCTATCTGCATTTCAGTCATCTTCTCAGCATGACCAAAAGATCCAGCCTGAAGATTCTCAGCGTGAGTGAATCCAGCTTGCTGCGACTCCTTAGCAGCTTTAGTTCTAAGAGCTTCCATGTGCATCTCTCTCTCATACTTCAGAGTAGCTTGCTGAGTCTCCCAATCTAACTTCTCCTGTTCCTTCATCCAGGCACCTGTCTGTGTAAGACCAGCACCTAGTCCTCTCATCATTCCACCGAAGTTAAAAGCCATTATGCTTTACCTCCACTCTTCATCATACCCTGTCGTTCTTTCTGCCTACCATAAGCAGCCATTGCAGTCTGCTCAGTAGCTTTAGGAGATACGCCAGTCATCTCAGCAGCTTGCATACCTGTAGCCCTTTGATCATCATCCATCAAAGGCTCTACTTTCTCTTGAAGCTCTACAGGGTCTATACTCCCATCCTTAAGTCCAGCCTCAATATATATCTGCATAGTCTGCTGAAGTATAGGCTTCATCTGCTCTTCAGCTAAAGGCTCGAAGTATCCTGCAGTCGTTCCAATCTCTGCAAGATCCTGTACCAAATATACTCCACCCATAAGAGCTGTCTCAAGGGAGGGCTTCTTACCCACAGCTGCTTCCATCTGAGAATTAACCTGATTGGCTATAGTAGGTATCGACTTATCTGGAGGACCAGCCTGAAGCATCTCTTCAACTAGAGGTGCTGTCTCTTTACTATGAAGCATCTTCATAAGACCACCAATATAAGCTTGGTCAGCCTTACTCATCATCTGCTCAGTAGCCTGTTCAGAACCACCCATCACACCCTCTTCAGGTGCTGTAGGTGCTGGAGCTTGAGTAGGCTCTTCCTGAGGAACTCCAGGCTGTAGAGCCTCTTGTGCTGCGTACTCTTTCTCCATTACTTAGCCTCCGCTACATTAAAGTTGCCAAAGATCTCAGCTATAGTAGCTTTCTTCTTTGCATAATCGTCTCTCATCTTTGCCCAATCCATATTCCTCTGACCTGTAGCAGAGTCTATAATACTTTGTGCAGTTCCTATCTCTCCGCTCTGAGATGCATAAGAAGACTCTAGCTGACTAGAAGCTGCATTCAGGGCTGCTGCACCTTTATCAATCTGCTGCGCTATAGTGGGCGCTGCCTGTGAGTACCAAGAGTTGTAGTAGTCTTCTTGACCCTGTCTAAAAGCATCATGAAGTTCTTGACCTATAGTTCTTCCACCCTTACTTGTCTTTACATCTACATAGAAGTTACCCTTGTCATCCCACCTATATGCTATTCCTTCTTGTTTCTGTAGATCATCGAGAGCTTCTTTAGGTAAGTAGTAAGTCCCTTCAGTAACAAAGTCATCCCCAGTTCCATGAACTACATGGATAGGAGTAAGATCCTTTTGTGCCTTATTCCAAGACTCGCTAATAGCTTCTTTATATCCTGGAAGATTATCCCATGCTGCAGAGATCTGAGATTGTCCAGCTGTATAAGCACCTTCAAGTTGCTCTCTAGCACCACCAATCTTCCCTTGCTGCTCTGCTATAGTTTGATTAAACTTAGCTTCATTAGCCCTAATCTCTTTAGCACCTGAAGCTGTAGTAGATATCCCAAGATCATCATAATAGTTAACAAAGGATCCTCTACTTAGATGATCTCCTCTTCCCATACTTGTTCTAACATCTTGTCCTTCTACACCAGTACGGGCCCTAGCGTCTCCTCGAAGGACTCCACCCCTAGTATCATTGGCCAACTGGAACCTCCTGAGGCTGCTGCAGCATGCCCTGCTGGGCCGGTGCATATGGAATCGGTTGAGCTGCTACTGGATTCATTACTCCAGGAGCTACAGGTCCAGGCTGAGGATCTTGAGGCTCTTGAGCTTCTTTGAAACTAACACCCTCTACAGCTGCTCTCCTGCGATTACGAGAGGCTTCAAGCATTGACCACTCTTCAGACTTCAACTTCCAATCCTGACTCCTCTGCTCTCTAGCATTCAGGAGCTGAAGGTCTGCAGCGTACTTAGCTGCATCAGAACTAGAACCACCACTCTTACCTGACATCTCTGCTATCTTAAGTTGAGTCTCTGCCTGAAGCTGTGCTAACTCCTTAGAATGAGCCCTAGCTTTCTCTGCCTCAGAGGCTGCTACTTCTCCTGAGTCATCAAAGGCACCCATCAGCATCTGACCACCTGTAGTGACTAGAGCTGCTCCTGTCATACCACTAGCAAGTCCTCCACCAGCTGCTCCTGCACTACCCTGCAGCAGTCCTACAGCTGCTGAACCTCCACTAATAGTTGTACCTTGCTGCGCTGCAGCTACCCCCAAGTTCGCAGGTGTCATAGCTGTCGTAGTTGTAGGGGCCATCCAACCACCTATACCTCCCATAACTGCACCACCTAGAGCGCCAAAGAGCAAGCCCTTGCCGATATCTCCACCCATAACAGCTGCTGAGATACCACCAATAGCAGCACCTATAAGGGCTCCTTGGATAGCAGTCCCTATTACAACACCACCTATAGTACCGATCGCTGCCCATCCTGCAGCTATTACCGGGATTGCTGGCATACTCTCTCCTCCAATTCTATTCTATCCCTAATAGGGTAGACATACATAATTTCATCTTCTATTCCGCCGGCATCAGGGATGACACCAACTCTCTTACCGCCTGTAAGTCCTATGAACCTTTGCATCCTTAAATTACTAGCAGCTGCGAAAGCTATAAGACATGTACAAGAAGTATTATCAAACATCCAAGAGCCTGCATTGATTGTAAAGTCCCTATACTCTTTTACTTTATTAGTTCTTCCTATAGTGTGAATAGAGAACTTATATTCTCCTATAGCCTCTATAAGAAGTACTAAATTTTCATTAAAATAAAATAACTTATCTATAGGGCTATATAGTTTAGTACGAGCCCAAAGAGTAGCATCTTTACCGAAATGCTTAGTTGCAACATCAGCTACCTTAGCTAGATCTAATATTGTACAAGGATTCATTAAGAGGCCACGTTAAGGGCAGTGAGGTATGTATTAGCCCATGTAGAGAAGTTAGGAATATTAGCAGCTGCACCAATAAACTTGATAGAATTCTTAGCTAAGATCTGCATCTGATTGATAGCATTGTTCATAGCATCTGGTCCGAGATCCATAAAGTCTGGATCAGTCATCAAATTCTCTACAGAGATCTGATAATTCTGCATGGTCTGTGATGCCAGTGTAGACGCTGTCTTCTGTTTCTCAAGATCATTCTGGAACTGCTGGAGTACAAGATTCTGATTGTGCTCAAGTTCCTGCATGGTCTTGTTGTGATTCTCAGACATCCCCTCTAACCAAGCCTTACTCTGCTCATTAGCACCTGACAGCTTAGCATTAAAAGCATTCTGAATATTCTGAGCTTGCTGAGCTATAGCTGCTTTCTGCTGAGTCATCTCACCAGATACGATAGCCTCTGATTGTATAGTCTTCTGCTGATTCTCTGCTGTCTGCTGCTGAAGTCCAAACTTATTAAACTCAGTAGCATCTGTAGTTGCTATAGGAAGAGCTGCCTCATAAGCAGCTGCCTGTCCTGACTGAACAGCTATAGATGTATTGAGCAGTCCTTTACGTGAAGCAGCCTCTTTAGATCTCTGCTCTACCTGTTTCATATAGGGACTTTCGTTGTTCAGCAATGAAGTGAGTCTACCAGCTACAGTACCTTTAGCCTCATCGTAATAGGAAGTTCCAGTCTTAATAGCTGCAGCATCTGCAATCTGAGACGACACCTTAGTAGCATCATAAGCCGGTGCTGTATTTGTAGGAGTCTCCTGTGCTGATGTAGCTATATCCTCATATGCAACCCCTTGGGCAGCTGCAACATCCTGAGCATTCTTATTAATGGTTGTAGGAGTTGTAGTTGTCGGAGTCTGCATCGGTTGCTGAGGGAGCGGAGTACTAGGTGTGGGGTTTGGACCTAAAAGCAATCCATAATCTGCCATATTTAACCTCTATTTGTAATTAATTCTAAGTTACACCCAAGCACATCCATAGCACCTCTCACAAGATCTGTAGGTGTGTCTTTGCCCGGAAGATCTATTCCATCTCTACTCAGTACTGAACTAACAAACTCTGCACACTGCCAGTACCTATTATCTTTGTTCTTACCAAAGTATCCCTTAATGGCTTCCCACTTAGAATACTTCTCTCCTACCCTAGAGAGTGCAAACTCCTCTGCTTTTATACTAAGTGGTACGCAATTCCTTAATAGAAAGAACTCTTTGAAGTTAGATAGTGGGAATATACGAATCTCAGGCACTACTGCTTCTAATAGAAAGATTCTTTCAGCAACTACCCACGCCATAGCAACGTGGGAGAACTCTGATCTAGTGGCCATCCTTACAATCTGAGATTCTATATCACTCCAAGAGCTCCAGCCAGTGTGTGTGAATGCTACGATATCGCCACTAGTTATTGTAGGCCTTACATCCTCATATTTCATATCACATACCTAAGAAGTTCTCAGACCAACCAACCTTATAGTTGTAGTTGAGTGGATCAGAACTGTTCATCATAAGAGTCCTATGCTGCTCTGCCTGAGCGAAGAGCGCTGTATCTAGTGCGAATCCAGCCTGAAAGATTTGATTGACAAGAGCTGGAGTAAGAGTCTCAAAGGTGCCATCCATAGTCTTCCAAGGGATGAGTGGGATAGCAGCTCCAGCAATCAGAAGACCTAGTTGTTGGATCCTAGAGTCCTGATCAGAGTGATACCACTTACCTCCAACCTTAAAGCCTCCATTCTTTCTCAGATCCCTCTCAGCTTTGATCTTCTCCCACATAGCATCCTTAGCTCTCTCGAGGTTTAGGATCCAGTTATCACCTATAAGGTCGTGGTATGGGGATGGTTGTGCTACAAGGGGGGTGTTACCTCCAGACAACCAAGATTCTACAGAAGACCATGAGGGACTACCGGGCCTAATATTCTTAACTCCAGATTCATTGTCTGTGTATGTTCCGTCAGATTCTAATGTATACTTTTTCATTTATAACCTAGCGTTTAGTTTGTAAGAGGATCTAAAGAATCCTGCTGAGCTTGTTGCTGTTGCAATCCTTTGTTCTCTTATAAGTATAGTACTTACAGCAGCCGCTCCAGGAGTTGAGGAAAAACTACTAGAAGCGGCATTAGTAAGTACTATTTCTGGAATAGATCTCATAGGTGTTTGAAAAGGTGTGTTAGCATAGTACCCAAGCCCATTTGTCACACTACCGCTAAACATACCTCCATCTCCTGTTTGATAGTATCTACCAATCTTTAGTTCATCTTCAGCAATAGTGTGTTGAATATGATCACCATCTATAGCACCTTCTACCAACCTCACCCTAGCTATGTCGAATGTCCCAGACTGACTACTCATCCCAGAGATTATAGGAGCTATATTGTAATCATCGAACATAAAAAGTACTTTAAGATTATCATCTCCACCAGCAATAGTTTTTCCTGAAATTGAGGGAACGTTTGTTGTTATAGTGAACTTAGTCCAAGATGTTGTTAGATTTACTACAGTCTCTCCAAAATCTACACTAGCAGGGCCACCAGATCCAAAGTTCTGGACTAAGTAGATTCCCATAGGTTTGTTTGCATCTGCTTTTGCGTAGAATGATAGTGTAATCTCTTTAGTGGCTAGTGTTCTAACCCCCTCTATACTGTGGTAAATACCAGCATAAGACGACCCACCAGCATCGGCTACTACTGAACGTGCGTAGTATACAGGCTCTCCAGGTACGTCTGTTTGTCCGACTGTAAAACTTTGTCTACTTAATGTGATAGTAGATAAGGTTTTAAATATCGCCCACATAGTCGCTGATCCGTACCCAACAGTACTATGAGATGTTCCTTCTAACCATGAATTAAGATCTCCATCCACCACATAGTCTATTTTTCCATTGACATATGTAGCTGCTTCGAGGGCTGCAGTCTCTGCATTATTCTCTGAGGTTAGAGCAGCAGCAGCACTACCTGAAGCCTCTCCAGCTTTGGTAGTAGCTATACCAGCCTGTGTGGTTGCTATACCAGCTTGAGTAGTTGCAGTACCCGCTTGTGTAGTAGCTATCCCAGACTGTGTGGTAGCTATCCCAGATTGTGTGGTTGCTATACCAGCCTGAGCTGCAGCATCAATAGCGTGGTCTTCAGACTTAGCAGCCCAATGAAGTGCTGAGTAAGACCCAGGTTCAACTTCTACATCTTCAGTATTCTCGGCCCACTTCTGAGCTAGGTCTGTGTAGAATGGTTGATTAGCTGCTACAGTGCTTATATCAACCTCTACCTGCTGTAGGGCTGTATCTACTGCAGAGTTGATAGTATTCAAGTCAGCAGCATATATCACATCCCCATCATTTACTGTCTTGCCTACGCTATCATAATAAGTACTTGCCATTTACATCTGTCTCCCAAGGATAGTGAAATCTGTAATCAGATTCTGCACAGTGTGAAATCTATTATACGCTGTAAGGGTGTAGAGCGATACGCTCATATTAGAGCCTACTCCATGGAACTTGTACATAACCCTGTTAGTGGATTCAGAACCACCCCATATAGAGGTAGCTGCTCCCCACTCATCTTCTCCATATACACTACCAGCTCCCATAATATCAAAGAACTCTTCAGCTGCTCTAGTAGTTCCTCTAGCCAAATAGTCAAAGGATGGTCTTACTCCGAAGGTCAGCTCATCTATAGAGGCTACCTCTAGAGTGATCTGTTGAAAACTCTTCCAATGTCTAGGAGCCTTATAGTGATAATAGGGTGTAGACATTTTAGTATCTATAGGTGCTCCATCAAATGAAGTACCTATCTCCATCTTATATAAAAACCCTTGAAGAGATGCAAAGAACATTATAGGGTTCCCAGAGACATCCTTCCCCTCAGTAGCTGAGAGTACTGGGTTTGGGTACTGACAAAGTGTCACACCTCTTAGTTTCTTATTATAGAATGAGAAGACTAGAAACCTCCCATCACTGAAGTACAACCTATACTGATTAAGAGGCCTCACTACTACAGAGCAGGTTATCTTATCTTTATATCTAAGTAAAGTTCTTTTAATCTTTTCGGATACAGATGCTGTTGCAAAGTCACCAAAGTCCTGAGAGGCCTGTAGGGTAGTAACGCCCATATCACTCATGAACACAATAGTATCGAACAGTTTCTGAACAGTGTACGGGTAGGCACCAACAACATCTGAGAAGGTTTCAACAGAGTAGTCGACAGTATCTACCCTTCTTATAATACTTATTCTAGTTCTTCCAGTAACTACTACAGTGTCCCCAACCATAGATGTGAGTGAAGTAACCTCATATCCTGTCTGGAGTTCTACTGTCCCAATAGTCCAATCCCTAGGATCACTAGTCTTAGACATCTGCACAGATCCGCCCGAGTAGGATACTACGGCTCTGTCCCAAGTTCCAAGAATGAATACTGGTTTATCGTTAACTCCCATTCCTGCATTTACAATCTTAGTTACTGTAGTCCCATCAAAGATTCTAGCATTGTCTACACCATTAGCCCACAGCACTACAGCACCAAGGCCAACCTCAGCATAATAGTTCTCTGAGAAGGTGTAAGTTCCACCAGCGACTAAAGGTTCTGCTGATGTATCTATCTCAACCCAACCAGCTAGAGTGCTTTTATACATTCCAGCAATTATTCCACCAACCTTATCTCTAAAGGCATATACATCACCTTGGAAGGTAAAGACTCCTCTCACAGGGCCTTCTCCACCTATACCACCTACTTCACCTATAGCTGCTCTTGCAGCATCTCTAGCTGCATGATCGCCTAGTGTTGCAGCTACTTCTGATGGTGAGATCTGACCATCATACCTTTCATATCCTGAAAGAGATACATAACCGCCTGTAGATCCCTCAGTTATGTAGTAGTTTTTACAGAGGATAAGTTCTCCAGGCTTCATCTCAAGAGAAGATACAGTCTCATTAAGCCCTCCATCAAACGGTACAACCTCTGTCCTTACTTCTGGAAAACTTATTCTCCGTGGTGTCGTCATGCTATTCCACCTATCTTAAATATTTCTCTAGGTACTTGCTCGCGTACCATCTGGTCATAACCTTCAGTAAACCTTTGAGAGTACTCTTGCTGTAGAGCAGACATACTCATACTCAAACAGTAAGAAGCTGTAGCACCGTATACAATAACGTTATGATAATCCTCTGGACACTCTGGGGTATCTGTAGCTGCTACTAGGTTCTGGAAGGTTTTGTGATAATCAAAATAGATCCAGTAAGCACCATTAGGTTTGGGGAAGATCAGTGCATTGTCTGATTCTCTTATAGTGAATTCTGAAGGAGTTACTGAGGTAGTATCATTTATATGCTTCCTAATATAGTAATCATAGGGTAGATACCTAAGCTCTGACCTCTTCCCATCCTTCTCAATGAAGAATGTATGATTGTAGTATTTTTTGAATCTGTTTGTAGGACCAAATACTTCAGCTGGAGTGTAGGTTGTTTTATCAACCTGTGTGGCTATAGAGCTTGAAACCCTCATCCACTTCCAAGTCTTCTTGGAGGTTTGGATATCTCTCCAAACATCTCTCACTATTACTAAGAAGATCTGGTCGTATCCAGTGGTATCTGCTGAAGATGGTCCAGTTCCTTGTACTCCACTTTTGAGTCTTACATTTTGAGCCATCTTTAGGAAGTTCATTATTTCTTAGACACCCTCTTCTTAGGTTCAACCTTGATTACATCTTCCTCTACTACCTCTGTCACTTTATTAACTTCTACCTTACCATTAGCCTCATGAAGAAGTTCCCACCTCCAAGGTTTAGCATCACACTCTTCCTTAGAGATACAACTTATAGTCTTATCTTTTCTATCCTTAGCATATACAAACATTTATGTCTTTCCTTTACTCAAATAGAAAAGCCCCTCTAAGCAATCAATACCTTGAGGATATGGAATTCTTAGAGGGGCTAGTTAGTAATCTCCTTGGTGCGCTCGAAGGAGCTTTTACAGATGCAGAGTGTCTCACAGTTTTCTCTGACAGACCTTCTGTTATACAGCGTAGGAGATATTGTTTCTTTTGCTAAGCTTCTGACCTCCTAGAGTCGCAAGCAATAGGAGACACCCTTTCTCACTTTAAAGCCCGTAGGATTAGGCTAGCAAAAGCTCTTACTTCGTTACGTACAGAGCTACGAGAGCTTCGGGCTGTACAACCTCACGGCCATAGACAGCCAGACCACGCATATACTCACCGAAGGACTCCTGGATCCTAAGACTCTCAGTCTTGGTCAACTGAGATGCGAAGGTGATAGCCTCTTTAGTGCCACCCATTGCATAGGTAACATTGTCAGCACCATCAACAACAACCTTCAGGAGGTTACTCTGTATGATCTTAGTACGATCAACCATACCAACGATACCAGACCGAATAACACCAGTAGAATCGCCGGTGATATTAGCAGCCTTCAGGTCGCCCTTCTTCAGCATAGCAATATACCATGCAGGAAGTACGAGGAACCTA